TCCTGTTGAAGAAGAATTAAATGATTTTGGTATAGAGCTCACTAATGACCAAGTATTTACATTTAATAAAACCACTGCTGAGAAAGCAATTGGTAGACCATTGGTTCCTGGAGATGTTATACGTCCTAGATTCCAAAATTTGTATTTTGAAATTTTTGAAGTACAAGAAGATAGCTTCGAAGCATATGGAGTATATCATTTAGTTTGTGCTGCTAAACTTTTAAGAGACGCAAAAACATTACTGGGAACCCAGTACATACCTGATTCGGATATAGAATAATGAGAGGATACGATTACTTTAGAAAGAAGATACAAGAACTAGAGTTAAAGGCTCCTGCAACGAAAAGCAATTTTTACAGAGAGCATACTGATTTTCTACTGAAGAAAATGAAGACTGTAGAGTTTGTAGATTCTGAAAATAAAGCAGTAAAGCCTACTGTGTTTTTTGCAAACCCGGAAAGAGCTATAGCTAAGATGAAAGAGGATAGAAATTTAACTCTTCCTGTGGTTACTGTAGCGATTGGAGATATAGATGAAGATTTAGATAGAAGAAGGTCTAACTATAATATTGATATAAAGACTGTATGGGACCCCAAGAAAAGGGTAGCTAGACGGATAGTTTCTACTATACCAAAGGCTGTTAATATTACTTTTTCTATTAATGTGTGGGCAAAATATGTCGAAGATGTAAATCAAATAGTAGAAAACATTCTTCTACTGTTCAATCCTTCTATGCATATAACTACTACTCAAAGTAATAACTCCAAAGCTTTCATAGCTCAAGTTACTGATAACTCAGTAATAACTGTTGCCGATAAGACAGATAGAGTATTACGAAAATTAATAGTTGTGTCAGTAGAATCTTATCTTCCTAATGATAACTATTTAGTAACTTCTAATGGAGCTTTAGAACTTCTAGGATTAGATTATGAGTTTATAGGAGACGGTCCATCAAATGTACAAGCTTTACAAGGAGCAGGTATTATAGATGATGGTACAGAACAAGGTATATCCTCATATCGCTCAGAAACCTCCGCTAGCAGTACTTAAACATTTGCTTTTATTTTAGCAAAATCCACGTCTAGCTGCCATAAATAACATAGAGGTAATCTTATGATAACTGTAAAAAATCAAACTCAGCAAGGTCGCGAAGTAATTTTTCGTGACGGCTCGGAATACATTCACTATTGGTTAAATGGAAAAGAATCCGTAACCATGCCAAAACACTTTATCACCGATACTATTAACGAACTAGCTCGTCGCAAAATCGTATCCCTTACTAAAACAAATTAATCATGCCACCAATCTACTCAAGCCCAGGTAATTACGTAGTCGAGAAGGATTTCTCCGAGTACGCACCAGCCGTAAATTCATCTATCGCAGGAGTTGTAGGTTTTGCTTCTATGGGTAAACCTAACGTTGCGACTTTAATCACTAGCCCTGCTCAGCTTATCCGAACTTTTGGAACTCAAGAAAGAGTTTCTGGAGGTCAAGCTATTCTAGCAGCGCTTGAAATCCTTTCACGTACTAACTCAATTTACTTTGTAAGAGCCGAGGATTCTTCTACAGCAGCAGATGCATCAGCAGGTGTTTCTTGGGGTGTATGCCCAGCAATAGAAGTATCAGGTATGGGTAGAAGCGCTGACTTAGAGCTTAAAATTACAGCTACCGACTCAGCAGGTAACGACATTACCCCTGGAGGTTCTCCGTACACCTTATCATTTAACACAGGTTCTGAACCTGCCAAAGCAGCGGTAGACGCTCAAGCTGCTGTTCAAACTAATGATTGGCCGTGGATAATAGTATCAGGCTTAGCTGCTGACAATACAGACTTCTCAGGTATTCAAGTTGTAGGAAGCCACCCTGGAAAGACTGCACTTCTAACAGTGTCAGCAACCAGTGGTACCGATGTAGCCTCTACTGGAGGGAAGCAATGGGTTCGAGCTGTTAACGCTGGAACTGGAGCAGCCTCCGGAACCCCTAGTGACGGTGATGGAAGTACTGGTAATTCTTTGACTGCATCAGGTGGTACAGCCGAGAGACAAGACAATGGTGGGGTTTACCTAGTAGAATCTCTATACTCAGGTAGTGGCTATAATGCTTCGGCACAGTCTCTTGCTACTGGAGTTAAAAACCACGGACTTAAAGTTCAAGTCACTCAATACGCAGGTAAAAACTCTCAACTAGACATCATTAAGGATGGAGCTAAGACTGAAGGATTCACAGTCAGCATGATGAAAAATGGAGCTTCAGCAGGAAACTTCCCAGAAGATGTTATCAATACTGCAGAGGTAGACCTTAAATCTGATTATGTTAAAGCTCAGTTCTTAGCTGAGGTAGGAGCAAGAACAGATAAAGACTGGACTCCTCCTTTATACTTCTCATCTACGTTTGCAGCGGGAGATGCTGATATTGAAACGGGAGACCCTGGAGTTTACACCAATGCAAGTCCAAAATGGATGAAACTTATGACAGGTACTTACGACTTGTCTGGAGGTAAGAATGGTGACGCTCAAGCTGCAGGAACCATCACAGGTACAGTTAAATCTGCACTAATGGGAGTTAAAGCAACCAAGACAGGCATTCACGCTCTAGATGATGATTCTTTGAACATCTCAATGGCATGTGTCCCTGGAATTACAGAGCAATCAGTTCAAAACGAGCTTATCACTCTAGCTGAATCTTCTCAAAACTTCCTAGCGGTAGTCTCACCTCCTGAAGGTTTGACAACTGCACAGAAAGCAATTAACTGGCACAATGGAAACGGAGATGGTAGAACAGCTGCAATCAACACTAGTTACGCTGCAATATATTGGCCATGGCTAAAAATATTCGATGTCAATACCAACTCGGACATTTACATTGACCCTGCAGCATATGCTATATCAGTTATGTGTCATACAGACGCTGTCGCAGACCCATGGTTCGCACCTGCTGGTCTAACCCGAGGTAGATTAACTAAACCTACAGACATAGAAGTTATTCTAAACCAAGGTGATAGAGACCAACTGTATCAACCAGGAAATGCTATTAACCCTATAGCTAAATTTGCTCAAGATGGAATCTGCATCTGGGGACAAAGAACAGCTCAAAGAACACCAAGTGCTCTTGATAGGGTAAACGTTCGTCGAATGATGATTACAATGCGCAAGATGATTCTAGAAGCAACTCGTAGTGTCATCTTTGAACCTAATGACCCACTAACATGGTCTCGTGTAACAACTCTCTTATCTCCAATGCTAGATGATGTTCGTCGTCGTCGAGGTATAACAGAATTTAGAGTAATTTGTGATGAAACTACAAACACCCCAGTTCGAATTGACAGAAACGAACTATGGTGCCGTGTACTCATCAAACCTACTAAGACCGCTGAAGTTCTTGTATTTGAACTTAATCTCACTAACCAATCTTCAGACCTTGGCGTCTAAGACTATATAATACGGAGACCCTTTAAATGGCAAAAGCATACTACGCAACACAAACATCACGAGTTCTTACGGGAGGCGAACAACCTCAGTTATCTCATACCTTAGAATCATTTCGTGCATATCAATGGGAAGTAGAGTTTTCTCTTCCTAAAGGATTTGAAGAAACAGAAAAACTAACACTAGCAGCTAAAAAAGTATCACAGATTTCATTTACGTCTGAAGATATTGTTGCAGACCGTGTTAATGATAAGTTCTACTATCCTGGAAAAGTTACTCCTGAAACCGTTACAGTTACATTTGATAATTTGGTAAAAGGAAACGTAGCTGAAAAACTTTACGATTGGATGTCTAACACTTACGACCCTGTCAACGGTGTTTTCACACCACAGTTCATGGCAGGAAATGGAGGCTTCAAATTACCAGTTAAAATTTTCCAACTAGACAACGCGATGATGCCTATAAAACATACTTGTTTGTATGGAGCTTATCCTAAGTCTTGGAAATTAGCTGACTTCAATTATAGCACTAATGAGTTTCATACTATAGAAGTTGATATTCGATATGACTTTGCAGTTCAATACGCAACAACTGATTAATTTTTTATAAAACCAGACTCTAATAATAGGATAGTTTCTAACCCTTTGGAACTATCCTATTCTTTATGAAAATGAACCCTTTCGAATCTTTACTTGAATCTTACGGAAAGCTTAGAAAACAGACTTATAAGTTTTCTACGTCTGATTTATTGAATGAAGTAAACCTTCCAAAGGCTCTTAAGGATGCTGGAATTCAAAGTTCAGATTTCCAAAGATTTAAAAATATTGTTTTCATGGTCCCTAATAATGTATTAAGTATGTGGGCTGAGAAACAGATAAACGCTAATGTCTCTACTAAAGAAGGAGAAGGGTCTACAGCACAACCTGGAGATATAGAAGTACGGGAAAACAATCCAAATGTTTTGTACTTACATTCTACTGGAGGAGCAACATCTCTAGAAGCAAATCAAAGCGATAAGTTTTTAAAATACTTAGAATATAGATTAGAAGGAGGAACAGAGGAAGAAGCTGAGGAAGAGGAGATATCTGTCATAGAA